TATTAAATCAAGCGTCGTGGGATATTGTTCCCAAGTTTTTATTTTTGGAATATATATCTCTTTTATTTGTATCTGCGGTATATTAATTCTGGGTATTTCCAAGAGGAGCCACCTTTTTCTTTGGAATTTCTATTGAAGGTCCAGTGAAATTAGGAAGAGTGTTTTCTATAACCCCAGGCATTTTATTTTCAAGACTTCCCATGATCTTGTTTTTTAAAGTTCTCTCAAACTCAGGGCTTTGCATATAGCGTATTGCTACAAATCCAAAAGCTGCCATTGAAATTGACATCAAGAATGACAAGATGGAAATAATTTTTATAATGCGATCAATCATGTTTAAAGAGGCAATACTAAAAGCAATTTCTCACACTTTAATTATATCAATGCTGTTAATTATTCCCACACTTGGGCCTTTATATATTTTGGGTGGAATAATGACAAGGCAAATGACACCTAAAGTTGATTTGTAGTTCTAGCTCTACATGACTTTGTTTTACACGCCCCAGAGCAATAAATCCTACGTTGCTCCATAGTATTAAAACTTGCACCACAAACAGGACACTCTCTTACAAGTATCCCCTCTACTTTTTTACGTTTTCTTTTGTTGTTTCTTGTTTGCTCATTTCTTTCAACAACAGTTGATATGCTTGCACACCACCCTCAAGCTTTAAAAGATATTGCCTTTGATTGATTATTTCTTGCTGCCATTCAAGAATTTGTTTTTCGATAATTTTTTTCATAAATTAAACGATTGTAAGGGTTTCTCCACTGCCGACAGTGACAGTGGCTCCACTAGAAATTTCTATAGGCCCTGCCGCCATTGCGTTTTTGCCATTTGTTATTGTGTAATCTGTTGTGACCGTTTGATCGTTTTCATAAAAAACAGCATCACTTCCACCGCCAGTCGGAACACTGCTACCACCTCCGATCTCTTTTACAGTTCCACTATCATTAACATAAAATTTCTGAGCAGAAGTATCTATGGCAACTTCGCCATTTGTTATATCACTTGTTGTAGGTGTGCTTGTGCCTCGTTTTAGCTTGATGACATTAGCCATTGGCCTTTACCTCCTATGGCTCAAAAAGTTCCGCCCTCTACATCAAAACCAGAAGTTGCTCCGTCCTCTAGGAACGTGACTAGATCACTCAAAGCAACTTGGACAACGCTACCATTATCGTTTATGACCATGCGATCTGCTGTTGCCAAAGTGGTTGCAGTGGCTGCGGTATTACCATCTAATTTATTTATCTCAGCTGTCGTTGCTGTCACTCCGTCCATTATATTAAGTTCTGATGTAGTCGCAGTAACTCCGTCCATAATATTTAGCTCAGAAGTCGTTGCTGTCACTCCGTCCATTATGTTTAGCTCTGAAGCTGTTGCAGTGACTCCATCTAAAATATTTAATTCTGAAGCTGTTGCAGTGACTCCGTCTAATATATTTAACTCAGAAGTTGTAACTGTTGCTCCATCTAGAATCGCTACTTCTGTTCCTGACAAATCAGCTAGTGCATCTGCTGTACCACTAGCCATTGTTGCCAATTCTGTAAGCTGTGCATCAGAAGCTTGCTTTGCATCTAATTGAGTCTGAATATTTGATGTAACTCCATCTGTATGATTTAATTCAGCAGTTGTGGCTGTTACGCCATCTAACAAATTTATTTCTGTAGTTGTGGCGGTCACGCCATCCATAATGTTTAACTCAGAGGCAGTTGCGGTCACGCCATCTAAAATATTCAATTCAGAAGTCGTTACGGTAGCTCCATCTAAGATTTGCACTTCAGTAGAGGTCAAAGCTGCTAAAGCTGAAGCTGCTCCAGATTGACAACCTGACAAAGTATCTAAATCAGCATCATGCGCCTGTATGTCTGAGCCAATGGCTAACCCGAGAGCCGTTCTACTAGCAGAGGCTGAAGTTGATCCTGTACCCCCATCTGATATGGCTAAAGTTCCTGTGATCGAACTAGCACCAAGATCAACAGCGACCTCAGTTGATTCAATTACCAAACCACCATTTGACTTAAGATCAACACTAAACTCATTGCCAGATTTTGTGATCCCGTCACCACCCGTCAGATTTCCTGCACCTGAGAATTGTGTGAAAGCTAAGTTATTAGTACCTGTGACCGCTGATCCCTTAGAAGTCGTACAGACAAACCCTTTGTCAGAATTGCTAGAACCTTGATCTACGAATACGAATACAGATGACGCATCTGAACCCGCTGCTAAATCATCTGTTCTTACCCATGAACCAGACTTGCAAAGATACAGTCCGTTCTGGGACTGAGTACTCTGGTCTTTGACCAATACTCTTTCGTCAGCAGAAACCGCAACACCATCAATAGTCTGTGTTCCAGATAGAGTGATGTTTGCTGTTGTAGCTACTTTTACAGCTTCTTTAATATCTAAACCTTGAGAAACACCGTCAACATACGACTTACTGGCTGCGTCACCATCAGCAGTTGGTGTAGCTAAGTTTGTAATCTTTTGGCTGTTAAGACTTACAGATCCATCAGGAGCAGTAAATTCATTTAACTTTAATAGATCTCCCGCAACCAACGCACGAAAAGTTGGGGCTGCAGCCGAGCCAGAGGTCGGGCCAGCTAAAATTCTGTTTGCAGTTCTTGTATCTGTTTTATTAAAAAATGCACCAGCACCACCAACAGTGATGATAGAACTTGCTTCGTTACTACCTGTGTCGCCAAAACCATAATATAATTTTAAGTCATTCTCATTAAAAGCTAATTCTGATGGAGCCAAACTTGAAGGTGCGCCAGCACTGCCACTCGCTGCTCTTTTTTTAATTCTTATAGTGTTTGACATAGCCTAAAAATTTCCTCCATTAACGAGTTTTAGTTTGGTAACATTGTCATCTAATATCAGCTTACCACTACTTGCTTGATAGTACATCACAGAATTATCAACTTTTGCACTGTGGTCAAGAGCTAAATCAAATCCAGCCCCTTGCGGCCCTGCGGTTTTGACAGTGACAACCCTAGTTTCACCATTGACAGTAACAGTGTTTTTGTTTTGAGTGATGTTTATGTTGCTCATTAGATGGTTGTATAGCCTTCACTTACAAATATATTACCCTCTAAATAATATTCCCGCTTGCCTCCTGAGTTTAAAATTAAAAGATCGTATGCCAATTCATTTGGTGTAAATTGCAAAGTCTGTGTGTGTGAAAGACTCATAGTAAATTCACCATTTGTTCTATTTGTATAAGCAATCGTGAAATCTGCATATTTGCCTGTTCTTTCTTTGTCCCATACTTGGGCGGCTATTGTTGCTCCGCTGAGGTCAACCGCATTATCATTAGAATCTGTAATTCTTATTGACTCTGTATGATCTGCTCTTCTTTGAACAGTAAAATCATAAGTTCCAGCAATAATAGCCATTTAACTGTAAGGTGATGCACCTAGTATATCAGTTTTCCATTGTGCTTTAAGTGCATCTGTATCAGAAGCAGCGGCAATACCAGAATCAGCTGGTGCGTCTCTTAATGCTTGTCTTTTTGCTGCTATATCAGTTGTACTTGAACCAGCTTCTAAAGCTTTTGTAAATTCAACATCAAGTTCTTTAAATTTTTCTGCTCTCGCAGCACGAATCTTATCTTTATGAATTTCTCTGGCTTTCGCCATGTCAATGCCAAATCCCATGTTTTACTCCGTATAAGTCCAAGCGTTTCTGAAACTTCTGTCTGTAGGAATTTCAGACTTATCAACAGTATAAACTGTCTTACCACTAGGGCAATCTTTATCTTTTATTTGATCTAAAGTTAAATCTGTATTATCTGCTGGAATGACAATAGAAATACCACCGTCATCATTAGCATAGATAAATCTCTTGTCAGAATTAGCCATAAGTTTTTTCTTTTAGTATATCTTAATTGCTTTTAATCGCCAAAAACTACACCAGAAACAAAAGCCATATCATCAAAAGATCCCCCTGCACTACATGCCCTTATTCCGTAAGTTGTTGTTGTAAAAGCAGTTCTTCTAGTATAAGCGTTAGTAGAACCAGCTCCGTCACTTGTATTAAAACGGCCATCACAAACAACAGCATAGTTAATATTTGCCATTGCAGTTGACATATTTACAATATATTTACCTGTACCTGAGTCAGTTATTGAACTTACATTAAAACTATCATTAATAGAAACAGTTCCAGTTCCAACAAAATTTACCCATGATTTTGCTCTACCCTGTGCAATTTGTTCTGATGTTGAAGCGTTACCACCGCTTGTATCTTGAATTGTTGTGACTTTAAGTGTTGACATAATTAATTATCTCCAAAAATAGAAGCCATGACATACTTGGAATTGGTATCTGTACCTGTAGATGTGCGTTCACATAAAATTGTAAATGCAGTTGTGGAAGGGTCACTTTGATTTGAGTTTCCAAGTGTTGCATAAACCCTGTCAGAAGTGTCAGGTGATTTTACACCTAAAGTTACACAATAATTAGCATTTGACATTGCATTACTAAAGGTAACTGTATAATCTCCATTGCCATTATCAGTAATACTGCTTACATTAAAAGAATCTCTTATAGCAACCGTTCCCACGCCATTAAAATTAACCCATGCTTTTGCAAGCTGTCCTTTTTCTGTTCCACTCGTATTTTGAAATACTGGTGCAGCAGATGAAATGCTTTTAATTGT